GACTGGGAGAACAACATCATCCGGATCCGCAGGAACATGGTCCGTGTAGATGGCCAGAACATCGTTTACTCCCCGAAGACAAAATCTTCTGTGCGTGATGTTCTTATGCCTGGGTTTTACATGGATGAGCTGAGGGAATACAGTGACAAGGTATATGATAAGTCGGGAAGGCTGTTCGAGTTTGTATCTAATGCCAATGCCGTGCAGAAGGTATTCAGGGACCGCATAAGAAAAACAGATCTTCCAGAGATAACCATCCATGATCTGCGTCACTCTCATGCATCGCTACTTATAAACATGGGAGCACCCGTAGTGCTGGTATCAGATCGGCTGGGGCATGGAGACTCTTCAGTGACATTAAGAGTTTACTCCCACCTGTTCCCGTCTAAACAGAAAGAGATAGTTGACAGACTGAATCAATTAAGATAAACCGCATTTTATGTGCGGTTTTTTATTTTTAGTACCAAATTAGTACCATAAATGATTTTAGATAGCAGAAAACCCTTGAAAATCAAGGGCTATCGGCTTTAAGGTGTGTGTATGTTATGGAGCTTGAAAGCGTATCAGATTATGCTAAATCCTTATAAATCAAGGCTTTTCGTCCGTCTCATTCCGTATTTTTTGCTACTTTTCCAGTTTTTTAGTACCAAAATAGTACCACGAAAAAACCGGGCTTTCGCCCGGTTCTCTCTTCATTACCTTTTGTGCCCTCGAAAGGAGAGCATACTTATTATACCACTAAAAAAAGCCCGGGGCAACCCCGGGCAAAAGGAGATATGTTATGAAATACTCTAATTCTCCTCAAATATGATCGGCAGGGTGCTGGCTCTGTCGCCTAACTCTTTTACGTTAGTGTTACCCCCTGCTTCTATGTAGGATTTGTATAGTTCTTTGAACGCCGATACTTCGTCTTCCGGGATACCGCCCATCTTGATATACTGCTTTGACAGATACAGGAGTTTCTCTCTCACAAGAGCGAGCACCATCAGTTCAAAAGGTGTTTTCTTCTTCTTCTTTTTCCTCTCTTGGTACACATTATTTATTAGTGTCCAAAGACCTTGTGAGCCGAATACCACGGCTATAATCTCGATGAGGTGTTCATTCATTACTATTACTCCTATAAATAAGGGGCAGAGCGATTGCCACAAGATTTGCTCAGTTATTTAGTTAAGGTTTATTATGCCCTGCCCCGGTTTGACTATTTCATTTTACCGTTTTCTGCGAACGTGTAGGACTTGCCCTGGATCTCAAGGGTCTCTGCTGCAGCCATGACTCCGCCCTTCTTCAGGTAGTACCATGCGCCTTTCCATCTGACCCATGATTCCTCGGCCATATAGCCGTTATCCATAAGCCAGTACCACTCGTCTTTGTACTTGATCCAGGTGGATTTGACTATCTTGCCATCAGATCCGACGTAGCACCAACCCTTGGAGTCCTTAGCCCAGCCGTTGGTCAGCATTTCTCCGGCCTTTCCAAGATAGTACCATTCATTCTTCCAGAAGACCCAGGAAGAAGTTACAATCTTGCCATCGGATCCCAAATAGAACCACTTATTTTTGGAGTCCTGAGCCCAGCCATTCTTGACTAAAGAATCATCCTTATAGAAGTACCAGGCTCCGTACTTTCTCCATCCGTTCCTCGGGATCCGAGCTGTCCACATTAAAAAAAGGCATCCTCTCATGGATCCCTCATATGTGTACCAGCCGTCATGATCACGTCCGCCGGAGTCTTTCATATAGAGCCAGTGCTTGCCGCCTGAATGCTCATACCGATTAAAGGCTATAAAGTGTCGAGCTGAAGTCCAGCGAGTCCCGTCCGGTCCGTTACCACTGTCAAAGAGGATGATACCAACTCTCTCGCCCTTATCCAGCTCTTCCCAGAAGTCAGCCATATTGTCGATTACTCTGACATCTTTCATGCCATAGTACTTAAGACCTGCCGCTATGCCATCGGGATTCATATACCTTGTGCCACTGCCAGCAACGGCATACTGTTTCATCACAGGCAGAACGTCCCTCGGTGTGTAATTAGCATATTTCTGGTTTTCGATAATGCAGTGCGTTACCGATACGAGTCCACAACCATCAGTTGAGACCGGTGAACTACTGTTGGGATATGGCAGGCTTGCATATCTCGAGTCATACTGTTTAAATATCTTCGTGTTCGTCATCGTTGTCCCCCTCGCTAAAGAAGTCCTCTCCGATCATTTCTCCGTTCTGTATCTTCTTCTGCTCTTTCAGGAGTCTCGTATATCCTGTTCCGATACACGCTTCTTCTGTGTAATCGTTATTGTAGTACGTGTTGATCGCCACTACGATAAAATTGACTACCATAGATGCTATCTTGTAGATGAGATTGAGAGTATCGCTCTCAAAGGATGTTACATCCGTAACCGCAAGTGCCGTATTGATTGAGACTGCGATTGCCAATATTGTTCTTATTACTGTTCCCTTGTTCATCTGAACTCCTTTCTTATTTCCAAGTGCCCTCTACGATGAAGGATATGCCTGCATTTCGTGATTCGCTTTTGGGTGAATAATAGTAATATGTCATTTGAGTATTTGACCATGTTTCAAAAGCGACATTGAAAAGTCCGCCTTGAGCCCATACTGCTGCGCCTATGTCTATCTTTTGGGCATTATTGAACAGTCCTGACGGAAAAGTCTGTGTTTTTTTAGCAGCGTAATACGCATTCCCATAAGCCGTGGTGCATGATATCGACGTCTGAGAAGTGTGGCCTTTGCAGACCGCCCTGCCGCTCGCATACTTATAGTATGTCCAAATACCGGATGTGCCTTGTTCAACGACATAATCCACTATGTCAGTAGACTTGTCCGATAGTGTCTTTAACAGACTTAATATGCTTGAGAAGACTGACTTAATGCTTTTTGTTACAGTCCATCCAAGTGCTGTCTGCCCGGTTTTGAACGAGTCCGCAGAATCAGCTTCGATCATATAGTCTTCAGAGAAGACTCCGCCTTCATTATCCGGAGCTGGCATCAAAAGCCCTATGGCCGTGCCGTCAGCATTGAAGTCTAATGTGAATGCTTCAGTCGAAATGATGTCCGTATAATACACCGGATCACGTGAGCCGTTCTGAAGAGTGATCATTACATCATACTGTGTGGCTGAGTCCAGATTCCCATTGAATATTACATCGTATGAAGTGGCGGTTATAGGTGAGTTGCCGGTATCATACAGTGTCGTCCATGTCGTAGCCTCGTGTGACTTATACTCCAGCTTTACAGATGTTGAGCTTATATCTGTTCCGGCAAGCTGACCCTTATACCATTCAAAATGGATATGTCCATAAGTGCCGGAGTCAACATCGTTTGTTCCATCAGACCTTGTGCACAAGACCGTGTCTTGCTTGATCTGCGGTGGTGTATATGCCTCTGACCACTGTGCATACAGCGTAGTCGTCTGAGCCGCGCTTGACGTATTAGCTGCGATGGTTATCTGATCTCCGGGAAGATATGACGTGCCTGTGCCGTTTGATGCTGTATTCCAGCCTACGAAGTTGTAATTGGTTCGTGTAGGCGTGCTGGACGGGATCGTGAACAGCGCTGATGTCGTACTGTTGTAAAGCGTCTTTGTTTCAGACGCAGGGCCGCTCCCGCTTGTCCCTCCGTTGACTCCGAAAGCAAGGGTGATAGTCTTGCTCCATATTGCATACAGGGTGATACTCGCATTAGCAGAATATGTGCCGCCTGCTGAATACGATACCGTCGTTGTGGTCTTGGATGTGCCCCACCCTTTAAAGGTCCATCCGGCTCTTGTCGGTGTACCGCTGTTAAGCGTAAGGTTTGTTCCGTGGGTTTTGGTCTGAGGATTAGTAAATCCCGATGGAAGCGTGCCTCCGTTAGCATCATACGAGACCGTATACTTGCTCAGAGCGGGGACCGTTACAGTCTTACTTCCGGTATATGTGCTGCCACCGATTGTATAACTCAGCGTTATGGTAATGGTCTGAGCAGAGGATGTTCGCGGCACATCATAGTAATTGCTGTTGCTTCCGCCTGCTTTTATCCAGGAATAGCTTCCATAAGTGGCATATTTGCTTCTCGATCCTGACAGGCTGGCGGTAAATGTCTTAAGCGTCGTGCTGCCTTTTTTGATAGTTACAGAGAAACTTGCGGAATCGCTGGTTGTGTATGTATCACTCGCTCCGCTTTCGGATGTCGTATATCCTTCGCCTATCCACGGTATGGTTATCCTGGTATATGAGTCATAATCCGTCGTGGCATAATCTGCCGCACCATATACCCTGCCATAATTGCCGATTTGATATGCGCCTGAAGTGAAGAATGTTGTTGCCATTTAGAGTACCTTCTTAAGTGACAGATGCCCGTTTGAGCGTGCGATCCATCTTAAATTACCTAAAGTAAGATTTGTGAAGTTTCCGTTCGGTGCGGTAAACAGTTGGCTGGATGCCAGAGCAGCTTCAACGTTTTCAAAAATAAGGTGTACTCCGTCTGCACTTACATATATGCCATTTTTGAAAATCCCGTTTTCACGGTATCCAATCGCCAGTCTCTGAGCTGGAGGTGTCGTCGGACTGTTGGGGTCCGGTTCAATGGCAAAGTAGCTCTCATTAGTGGCGATCTTCCCTCTTAACTCACTCAGTGCACTTTCTAAGTCTGATTCTCTTTTATCTGTAACGGAACTTACACCATCAACTTGTTCGATTATCTCTCTTATAGCATCGTCATTGCTGTCTTTGTATTCTATCAAGGCCTCCTGCACCGACTTAGAGGCCTCATATTCAGATAGTGTTGATACCGCGGAATACTTAATGCTGCCTTCTGAATATACCGTCTGCACTACCACATAACATGTCTGTGTCATGTCAAGGTCAGGCTGCGTGGCAGACCATCCTGTCGGCTGCGTATTATCCGAAGGCGCTGAAGGCTGCGTAGTCGCAAGCTTATAGTACAGAGTTACTGATGTAACAGAGTTCCCCTGAGGACCAGTTTCACCCTGCTCACCCTGAGGACCCTGCGGACCTTGAGACCCAGTTTCTCCTTGAGGACCTTGCGGACCTTGAGACCCTTTCTCGCCACGAGATGCGTACCAATATTGTCCATTAAACACGAAGGGCACTGCTTCTCCACTTGCCCAACTGTTCGCGTTACCAGAAGTTACAGTGCTGCCGTTCACATATATGGTTCTTGCCGTGCCGCTCTGGCCGTTTACATATAAAGTAGCAGCCGATGTGCCAGTATGTGCATTTGTCATCCTAACCGTGACTGTAGTACCTTTCCTGACTACACATGCAGGGCAAGCAGCTACCTTCGCAGTTGTCCCGGCAGCGGTTGAACACTCTGCATAGTATGTTGTTGGCTGATCAACAACTATGAACTGAGTTCCGTCATACATAAATGTAATCGTCGCATTAGTATCCCAAAACAGGCAGTTACTTGTTGATGTTACGGCATTGTCTACCCATATAGCTTTGGCATCTAATGATCCGATTTTTAATGTGGGTGCTAATGCAGTATTTGCATTAGTAAACTTTACTGTAATAGTAAGCCCCGCATATAGCGAAGTGGCATCATTACATGTTATAGATTTTTGAGCAGTCGATGCGCCTGTCGAACAGGTTCCATATAATAATTTCCCATTCTCTCCCTGGGGCCCTTGTATGCCCTGCTCTCCCTGGATACCTTGTTCACCTTGAGGACCCTGTGGGCCAGTCTCACCTTGTTCGCCTTGCGGTCCTTGGATGCCTTGTTCGCCCTGAATGTTCGCGACAAATACCCATTTGGCCGCAGAAGGAGCTCCTGCAGTTGCGCAGCGGTATGTGTTGTTATATGAAGCGCTGGTCGTATCTGTATTCAGATACATGTCGCCGACTACGGCAGAAGAAACCCCGGAGTCACTGAATATTGTAGCCGTGGTGCTCGTGCCGGTTATGCCGGATCCGGAATACCATTTGCTCGCTGCTCCCGTTGCACCTCTTATCGATACCCTGTTTCCTGCTAATACAGTCGTAGATGATACAGATGTTATGGTATATCTGTAATATGAATAGATTATTATGTCTCCGGCCTTCGGAGTGGCAGTGGCAGGTCCGCTTAAGTTCGATATGGTGAATGTGTAATTCGGTGTGGCAGGTTCCGTAGATGTGGTCCATATCGTGGATGTCGAGCTTGCATCTGCCTTCGAGTCAAGGACATCCTCTAATGACTCAGTGGTTCCGCCTGTAAATACTATCTGCGCACCTTTTATCGTGATGGAACCGCCATTAGCCGGATTAAAGGTTATACCGGCGACACTATTACCTATAGACTGCGGTCTGGTTGCCGAAAAGGAGATATTTTCTCCGTATGTGGCTACAAGAACGCCGTTTCCGTCATATACGTACATTCCCGTTGACGCGAGAAGCACTTTATAGTTCGGTGCATACTGCGCATCCGTTGCCTGGCCCATACCATTAGGGAGCACCCACAAGCCTCTTGATGTTACCGCCAAATGAGACATAATGAATGTTTCCATTGCCTCATTAACCGTCAGCTCATAGTATGTACTTAATGCCGATGCCTGAGGGTCAACTACTGGCGTATAGTCCCCGGTTGCTGAGTCGTAGGTAAAGTATACCTTCCCTTCCTGTATGGAAGAGTCTGAAGTCAGGGTAAATGATCCATGCTCTGAAGCCCATGTAAGTACGCCTATGACGTCCTGTACTACTCCCAACTGATCCAATGCGGCGTTTGCATACTTATTTGCATCAGCTGCCTCTGCTGCAGCTGTAGCCGCAGAACCAGCGGCGGCACTTGCAGAAGCTGCTGCGTCGCTTGCTGAAGACTGAGCCGCACTCGCAGCGGTATATGCGTCGTCTGCATGATCCCATGCGTCCTGAGCGGCACCCGCGGCTGCGTCTGCACTTGATTGTGCAGCGTCAGCACTATTCTGGGCATTCTGAGCGGCATCGTTGGCATTTTCAGCAGAATCGATTGCCGCTGCTGCAGCTGCAGCAGCTTCGGTTGCTGCATCAGTTGCATCTGCCGCTTGCAATTTTGCTTGTGCAGCAGCAGTTGCGGCTTGCATTGCAGTCGCAGCAGCCGATGTCGCCCTTTCAACAGCAGCCTGCATATCTCCTGATCCTAATCCTGCGGAGCTTGATGACGCATATAACCCAAGTGCCTCAGATAAAGTGACCGGTAAGTTTCCCAGCTCCATAGAATTAAAAGAACCTTTTAGAACATCCCACTCGGTTCTGACTATTTTAAATGATGCAGATATTTCGTATGCGGGGAATATCAAACTGACTGTATCGCATAGGCTGCATTTAAGTAGTTTATCTAGTTCTTCAAGCTCGCCAGTCTCTGCCAGTCTTACAAAGTTCACTTTGATTGATCGAGCAGGCAAATTAACATTGTTTCTGCGCATATAAGAAAGCGCCTCATTTCGAAGCGCTTCAACGGATGGTTTGCTATCAAATCTTTCTGTCAAATCGACTGCTGCATAAATGTTACGACCATTATAACCTTCTTCACAGAGTGTTGCAGTCGCTGTCACGCACTCGTCTTCTGATCCTATCCAATATGCTATGCAGGATGTAAAAGTGCTTTGGAAGTCCACTGCATCTTGATAATCCAAAAGATTGACACCATATCTTATGGCAAATTCTCTTATTTGGCCTCTGGCAGAGTGTAATATAACTGTCCATTTATCCCACTCGAACTCACCACCATAAGTATCCAATATGGATCCTCTTATTCCACCGAGCATTTGCCTTACGCTTCTGGGTATCCCGTCAGCAGCAGACATCTTAGCATTTGATATTATATCTGTCTCATAATTGAATGGATTTTCAGGTGTGGCATTCTTTAAAAGTCTAAAAGCTGCATCTATGGAGTCTACATTCGATCCATAAACTACCATTTGCCTTTGCCTGTATGAAATATGGACCGCGTGAAATGCAACGATACCATTAATCGGTCTGGAAACTTCTACTATTTCAAAAGGCTGAATATCTCCAGATTCATCATGAGTCACAGCAATAAATCGACCGCATGTTATTTTGTTATAATTAACTCCACTTACAGGGTAAGAAAAATCACACTCATATATGCCGTTCCGTTCTTCATAAACTACACATGATAGGCAGTCCCTTAATCGGCATATCCCATTGCTGGCAAAAGCCTCTTCATTTGATTCATATAGAATGGGAATCATTCTGTTCTCCTTATACCTTCCACCATCTCGGTGTTATTTCTACATTAGAAATAGTATTGTCATATGATATTGTATTATCTCCAGGATAAATAACAGGGAGCTCTCCGCCAAGATTAATAAAGTTATTAAGAGCAACGACATTTCCATCATATAGTTTATATGCTTCTCCAATGTCTAAGTCTATATAAACATCACCTGTTAGTGTATTTATAGACGAATCAGCAGTTGCCGAAAAGTTGCTTCTTGAGTACCTCGCTCTATCTGCAAGGTACGTAAATGCAGGAACTAACCACCTGACTATAATAGTATCTGTGCCATTATATACAAACTGAACAGCGTAAGTTCTAGTTTCAGTTTGATTATTTGCATATGATACTGTTATATCTACTGTTTTTGTGACCGTTTCAGCAGTTCCCGCTGCAAATACGGCATCTAGTGATTTAATTTCTAAATTTATTTGTGTGGAGCTATGTTGGATTTTTGCCGATAATCCATCCTCATTTTCAGCAATAGCTCCGCGAATTTGAGTTGAAGTCCAGCGTAATGCAAAGTTTGCTGCGGCTCCTTTTAGTATTATAGGATCGCCATTATTATACCCATTAGTATTTAAGATGGTAACTATTTCACATGGGAAATAATTATCAGAAACAACCTCTCGAGATCTAATCCTAAGGTCTATTAAACCTATAAGCGTATTTAATACTTGTATCCTTTGATTGCCAATAAGGATTTCTCCGTCAGCATTTGCATTAAACTTAATCAATGGACGAGATTCAAAAAGTGTAGGGTTTGTTAATACACTGTTATTGTCTATGCTTATGGCTTCATCTCCACTAATTAAAAATCTTTGCGGTTTACAGTTGAATATCAGATTAATTCTTGAGGCTCTGTCGTTGTATAATACAGGTTTTACTTCTAAACCGTCTATCAAAGAGGCTAGTCTGTATTCATCAGGATGAAAAGAATCGGTTAAGCGCTGATATCCTTTTCTTGAACCAATGGCATTTCTGAAAAGATCTATCGCTTCTATGAACTCCTCCTTTGATAATTCTTGATTGAATGCCGGGTATATTACAGATATGTTTTTATATCTACCCTGATCAAGTATATAGTCTCCATTTCTTCCAGGTATATTAACAATTTTTACATCTCGCGCCGGAGCATTGAACACGCCTTCCCCGGAGATATATATGCCGTAATCCGAGCTTTTTATTCCGCCAAATTCGAGATAGTTTATCATCCCCAAGCAAGCCTCCTTCTGTTCTCTGTTTCTATTAGCTCCCTTTTTATTTTCTGAACCAATGTCTCTTCATCCATTCCCTGAGAGGCGTATACATTGATTACTATTGGTTCTCTGGCAGCGCCTGCTATTTTATCAATAGCGTTCTCCATCGAACTCATAGCCATATCTCCGTTATTCAGTCTCATTCTTTGTGCTGAAGTTTCAAATGCTATATCACTCGTTATGCTTCCGGTAGTCAGGTCTACTATATCGTCCATTGCCCCGGTTATTATTTTTGCATTATCCTCGATTCCAGTTGCTATACCTGCCGGGATCCATTGGCCGACCTCTTCAGCAAATACTCTTGAAGGCGAACCTATGCCAAGAAAGCTCTTAACTGCACTTAACGCACTTGAAGCTAAACTCATAAGCATATCCTTAATTAGGCTGCCTGCATTCCTTATTCCGTTGACGATACCGTTAATGATATCTTTACCAAGCTGCAGCCAGTTGATACCCTTTACTACTTCAACAGCCTTTTTGCCTATACCTTTCAGTATATCCGGAAGATGTGTTATAAGTGCTTTAAGGCCATTTCCAATAAAGGTGATTATCTGCTTACCAAGGCCCAGCCAGTTTACAGCCTGCACTACACTGATTATTGCCGTCAGTATATTGCCCAGATTGTTCATTATCTCATGGCGGTTATCCCAAAGTCCCTTAGCCAGATTAACTATCATCGTCAGGCCAGCTTTAATAAGCTTCGGAATATTCTCATTTACAAGGTCCGCAATATTAGTTATGATCAGCGGAATGTTTGCCAGTAGATCCGGTATGCTTGCTATTATGCCGTTTATGACGCCGCCAAGCAGAGTGATTCCTGCATCTATAAAGTCTCCTACGCTTTCCTTAAGACGCTGAGTAAATTCCAAGATCCTCGGAAGCAAATCTGCCATCATCTCCGGGATCTGTATCGCTACGTTCTGAGCTGTATCTTTCAGTACATGAGCTGCAGCTTCTATAAGATTCGGAACCAGACCTGTCAGCATATTAACTACTGCAGTAAGGATCTGAGGCCCGCTGGTAAGTATCACATTTACCAGTTCACTTACGGTAGTATAGAAACTGCCCACAAGCCCTGAGAACTTGAAACCGCTGAAAATCGTGGATATGTTCTCCAGCGCACCTTTAAGAAGTGTTGGAATATTCTGTATCACATTCCCTACTAATCTGATAGCATTTGTGGAGAACGACAGCACTGAACTGGTAAGCGCTTTCAGCGCCGGTCCTATGTCTTCTCCAAACGCAACGCTTCCCATAAGGTTCTTCGCTGCAGCTTTCATCATTCCAAGAGATCCGCTGAAAGTCGTAGCTGCTTCTGCTGCAGTGGTGCCTGTGACATTTAATTCTCCCTGGATCACATGGATAGCTTCATATACGTCAGCCAGGTTGTCGATGTTATATTCAACGCCGCTTATTTTCTGAGCATTTTCAAGCAGACGTTCCATCTCCTGCTTTGTGCCACCATAGCCCAATTTGAGATTATCAAGCATAGTGTAGTTCTGTTTTGCAAAGCCCTGGTAGGCATTTTGGATCGAGCCAATGTCTGTGCCGAATCGATTGGCGTTATCAGACATGTCGCGGAATGCAAGGTCGGCAATGTCTGCGGCCTTTTCCGTATCTTTGCCGGTGCTCTCTAAAAGTGCCGCAGCAAATGACGTGACACCTTCCATATACTCGTTGGCGCTTACGCCTGCAGTAGCAAATGCGGCTTTCGCATTAGCCTGAACCTTTTTAGCTGTCTCTTCTCCAAATATGGCTTCGACACCACCAAGGGACTGCTCTAATCTGGCACCTTCCATTATGGTGTCTTTAAGGACCTTGCCAATACCTGCTGCGATTATTATGTTTTTAATGCCTTTTATAAGATTCTTTCCTATGCCTTCTCCGGCACTACTCCCGACACCGCTCAGTTCTTCGTTGAGCAGATTGCCGGTGCTCTTACCTATGCCTTTTGCCGACGGCATGATCTGCACATATGCATTGCCTAATTCTGTTGCCATGATTTACTCTCCAAAAAACCTCTGACGCGCAGCTTCAAACGAATCCACATCCGCAAAGGCTTCTATGTTTTTCTTTTCCGTATTTACCAACAGGCTGTCAGTAATCATCTGAGGCCTGTTTCTGCCTTTTTGAGCATCTTTTGTCTTTGCCCATACCAGAAGACTTAACCGGTCTGTTATAGCAGCCAGAAGTAATGTTTCCATGCTGCACTTCTGCCCCGTCAGCCTCCTTATACTTCTGCTTTTCTCCGGGAGTCCTGCTGCAAGTGTAGCTGCCAGCTTTACAGGTACCCCTCTCCAATCCAGTATGTGATACACTTCGGCAAAATCACATATAAGGTCCTCCTCACCAGCTGCTACCATGCTGGCAAGGATGATCAGTTTTTTACTTCTTCAGATGCGAAGTCAAGTATTTCCTTAACTTCTTTCATTACCTTGCTTGCACTTACTCTGCCGGTTTTTTCACTGCGGCAATGATTGTACAAGGCTATTTTCTGTTCCTTTCCCAATAGCGCGATTATGCACTTCGGAAGAGCTTTCATGTCACCGTCATCTAAATCTATAAAACCCTCCAGGAGCTCCATATCATCTCTTACGTCCTCATCTATTTTGAATGCGAATCCGCTTTTGGTTTTGCCTTCCGTCATATTTTCCTCCTTACCGTGAAATAAGGCCGGCACCGTTATCTCGGCGTCGGCCATATTATTACTGTTCCTTGAAATACTCATGATGTGTATTCCCATTGCTGTCGGATTTAGCAGAAATAGTGCAGCCATATCCGATTGCGTTGCTGTCATCGTAAGTGACTTCTTCGATCTCCGTGATCTTGCCCTGGGGAATCACAGTCCTCTTCAGAACCCCTCCATTCAGGATCATTTCAATGATCCAGGCTGCAGTTTCGAGTTCTTTGGAGTTTTCATGAACTGTAAGTCCTGTCGAAAGAGTTCCGGATACGTTTGTATCTCCATGTACAGCTTTGAGAACTTCAGGATTCATTGCCTCTATAAAGGTCATCTTGAAGTCGTCAATTTTCTCTGTCTGGGTCTCAAGCACAGGATCTCCGCCCCATGCTCTGATGACCTCTACCGTTCTGGATATGTCATTCTTGACTCCGTCTTCAGAGATATATCCCATGCAAACAAATGCTTCGTTAAGAGCCGTAGTCGCATCTGTAGGAACTGTCGTTCCGAGAGGGGCTCTGAACACCGCACCGCCTACTTTGGGCTTTCCCGCTGACACATAGGAGGAATTGTTTGTGTTTGTGTTAGTGTTATTATCAGGCATCTTTTACTCCTTTCAGTAATGAGTGACATCGTATACCGCCTGATAGCGGTATCTCTTCTTTTCTGTGTCTGTATAATTGTAATCGGAGTTAAGCTGTGATCTTGAGATCTCCGTAAGAAGTATAAGATCATCCATTGCTGCTTTCACCTCTTCATTGATCTCAGCAGCCCTGAAAAGGGTGTTCCCGAAACTCTGAAGTGCAAAAGTAGCCTTAGTGATATGATCAGTCCTTCCGGCACCCAGTTTCTCCAAAACTACGAACTCCCCGATATCTTTTTCCGGGCGCTCCATATATACCGGCACATCCAGATTTTGATTTAAATATTCTAATATGACAGTTTCGATCATACTCTCACCGCCTTAAGAAGTGTGTTGTTTTCCAGGTTGTCTTTGACAGCCTTCGGTGTTACTGCACTTACCCGCGCGTTCACACGGGTTTTGCCCGGGCTATGCGTGGATACTTCATATCCGTCTCCTGCTCGTCCTTGTATATCGTTTGCATGTTTCTGACATACGTTCAACATCTCCTGAGACTGCAGCAGTTCCCGCACACCTTTGGGATTAAGTTTGAATTTCACTTTAGCCATAGCGTTCCACCAATACTTTCTTATTCCACGAAAGGGGGATGAGATCCTCAATTCCTTCCTGAGGGAAGCCTATCGTCTTCCACGTCTCTCCGAAGAACTTCACTTCAGTGTCTTTCCACTTATGAGAATCCCCCTTCGGTATGCCGAGGGTATAGACTGCCTTTTTCCCTGTCAGATTAAGGATATCCAGAGCGTCAGTGGATGAGACCGGTGCTACCAGTACATTATCCACATTGATCCATTCGTTATCGTAGACAGGAGCATTGAAAGCGTCCTTTCCTGTTTCAGTTTTCACTCTGAGTTGAATAGTTATTCCTTTCATATGCCCTCCTACCATTGAAAGTACCTGGCCAAGTGCCCGCACCGGACTCTGGTATCCGCTTCGATCACGAATCCTGCCTTCGTAGCTTTCGTGCAAAAAAACAGATCTTCACTAAGTGAAGATCCGTCCGGATATGTAACATAATCGAACCATGGGAATGACAGCGCTTTGAATACATCAGTGTTAATCAAAGCACAAGCAAAGCCTCCACCCTTGATCACTATCCTGTCGTTATCCGGAAGCGAATCATAAGTATATGGCTTCGTAAAGCTGAACGTCCCTGTATGATATATTTCTATCCTGCCGTCCGTATTGTTCTTTCTTGGACAGCAACCTAGCACTATATTGCTGAAGGGATCCGTGAGAAGTCTTACAGTATCCTTTGGTACGATTACATCGCTGTCAACATACAAAACATAGTCATAACCGCCTTCAATCGCCTTTTTTGCTATATTATTCCTGGCCGTCGGACAATCGTAGCCTTTAACGAACTCAAAATCCACCTGATGACCGTCTTTGTCGAGGTCATAGATGGATTTGAATGTTTCAGGACAAATGTTTTCATACGTTGGAACAGCCACAAGGATCCTCATCTGATATCCTCCGGGGATTCAGGTCGGAACATGCTTATGCCTCCTATCTTTTGCCTCTTCAGTCCCAGTCTGGCCAGTTCGTTTTTCTTAATGAATAATCCTCCTCCGGGGACAAGATATGTTCCGGATACGGAGTACCCTAATGCGGACTGGCTAAACTGAGTCGTAGGTTCCTGACTGGTCGAAGTCATAAGGACTCTTGCAACGACATCACAGGTCACGGATCTGGCTACGCTTGCCAGAGCCGGAGTGTCTTCTATCATCTGATCTAAATCTTTTCCGACATCGTTTGCTCTCAGCCGGAGTTCATCAGATACTATGATCAGAAGATTTTCAGCTCTGTCCTCTTCTTCTGTTGTCAATGGTCTCCATAAATCTATAAGGTCCTGTGTTGTTGCAAATGCGCTCATGATTACTTCTTTCCCTTCTTGGCCTTTGTCGTTTTTTTGGATTTTTCAGATTCGACCTTTTTAACAGTTTTGGAGACGGGCTCCCACCCGCCTCCAATAATGCGACTGTTTAGTTCGATTTCTGATCCAGTCTTCTTATTGCGGTATCTCATGATATTCTCCCTCTACCGAAGTTTTTATCACGAATGTTAATTGGTCTCACCAGTCTCGCCGGTCTCACCGGTCTCACCGGTTTCTCCGGAAGCTCCGTCTCCGATGATTGCGAAAGCACCGGGATCAAGGATCGCCCAGCCCATATAGACCTCTGCTCTCAGATAGACCTGATTGTGTCCCGCAAGGTCATATCCGGAGTTATCAGGATCGCCGTATTCGATCACCTTGAGAGGGATCTCCTTCGCAAATCCCCATTTGAAGCAGCTCTCGAAGTCACCGATGATCGCCTTATCGACTGTGTTCTCTCCGAACTTCACAGTGCTGTTAACATCGACTGCAAGTCCATTAATGGTTCCGGGATTCTTTCCCCATGCAAGATCCGGATAAAGTTTCCCTCCTCTGGAATCTTTCATTGCAGCAAGAGCCGATCTGAATGCCGGCGCCATGGCGATACCTGTTACATCGATATCGCTGTCGTCAAAGAGTGCGATTGCATCTTCAACGTTACCGTCCGGGTTAGTAGCATCATAAACTACTGTAAGATCCACCTGCTTATCGAAGCAGTTCTCTCCAACTACTGTTGAAGCTGCGCCTGTTCTGGGATTAAGTCCATGGAATGCTGCGATATCAAGACCTCTTGCAGCTTTTTTTGCAAAGCCTTCGTTGAATGCCTTGAGGATCTCGATCTTCTCCTCTTCTGTAGCGATCATGAACTCATCAGATACTCTGGCACCATACTCAAACTTGATGGGGATGATGGTCTTCGGAGTAAGAGCGATGCCGCCTTCTGACTTGGCTCCGCCTTCTCCTACGATATCCACTTCACCGTCCATCGAGAACTGAAATTCCTTATTGCCGTTGAAAGCAACGGGCTCTGCCTGAGAGAGCTTTGCAAGGGAGGAATGACCCTTTACTTTGTTGATCAGATCCGTAACTACTACAGGATCAAACATTGTTCCTCTGTTTGTGGCCATGATTATTCTTCTCCTTTCATGCCTGCCAGCATATTTTTATAGCCGGCGTCTTTGTTTTTTGATGCGCCTTCACCTTCCGGTGTGAAAGATGGCGCAGGTCCTTTAGCCTTATCCACATATGCTTTGAATGTAGTAGCACTCTTCCTGATAGCCTCTTCATCATCGCCGCTTATAAAGTCGATGGCTTCAAAAGACAGCCCCATCTCACGGGCAATTCGCGTTTTTACCGAGTCGGACTCGTAACCCTTGATCCTGGCATCCTTTTCTGCAATAGCCTGTTCGTGTTCTGCCTTGGCATCACGAAGCTGCTTCTCAAGTTCTCCTATCTTTGCATCTTTTTCCGAGTTTTTTGTCTTCAGATCATCGTAGTCCTTATATTTGTTTTCGATGCTTTCTCTTTCTCTCTTAAGGCGCTCCCCGATTCTCTGATCAAACTCCTCCTGTGTGGTAATAGCTGTAAATTCCATTGTTGCTCCTTTCCTCTTTAACCGTAGAGTGTACGTAAGTTTATAATCAAAAAGGACATCGCCTTTGATGTCCTCTTTAATAACTGTTTCTTTGTTTCTTTCGTTCCTTGGTGGAATGACACCGCCAGAACGCCAGTATAACGCTGTCCATGAGCGCTATCTCTATCCCTTCACGCTGAGCTGCAAACCCAAATCCTCCTCTGGATCCAATCGCTCTTTTCTCACAGTTAGATATTGCCTGTACCAGAGACGGCTGACCCTTATGACATAACGTGTGATCATATATTCCCTGCTCGAAAGCAGCATTCGCAGCTACGATCTCAGCTACAGTCGGCAGTATCGCCTGTTTATGGACTCCGTAATCTTTCATGGCATCTATAAGTAACTGCTGACCTTTTTTACCGTCTACGACTATATCTTTGATATCTGCCCTCTTCAGGAAGTCCACGATCCAGTTGACTCCCATCCTTACAGATCTGCAGTCTATAGCCTCTACAAATACCCTGCCATCCTGAGTCCTCACTGCTACGGACATAGCCACATTCTCTCCATCATGTCCGAATTTGATGCCGGCATAGAGTTTTCCCTTCAGATCTGGAACTTTATCTTCCTGTATGTCGCGCCATTCAGCTTCTGATATAGCGCTCTTCAGATTATATGTGGACCATAGCCCTAAACGCTGGATATTGAAGTCCAGTACCTCATCACCGACTTCGTCCAGGATCGTTCGTTCCTTCAGGAAGTATCCCAATGATGGATTAGTCATGTACCATGCATCTTTGTCATATGGATCATGCTGTTCTGATACGGACCACTCACTCCAACCGGAGTTTATCTTCTCACCGGATAATGTCTTCTGACGGAAGTTTGCAAATACTGTTCCGGAGCTCACCGGTGTCGGAGGCGTTCCCGTATATATGGTCTGTGGGTTCTCTGAAGCCGAAATGACGTATTTCAGCGCGCTTTCATGGTCTGTTCGGTATTCCTGCGCTTCGTCGATTATAATAAGGTCATAGCTCTCTCCAAGGCCTCCTGTGGCGGTTCTGGTCCTGAACTCTACCAGCCCTCCGTCAAAGGTTTCGATGTGCTCCTTTCCCATCGCCTTGTACGAGGACTTAATCGGCATCTTGGCCAGATCTACCAACCTCAGAAGCCTGTCCCAGGCCGCGTGTGCTGTTGATGTCTTATGAGCTGTGTGGAGGATCCTTTCTCCCCTCTTCAGCCCTTCAAGCTCGCGCATGGTCACTACTTCATTTTTACCGTTTTGTCTGGGTACAGCAAGGCCGTAACTGGTGTGCAGCCATTCGTCTGCTCCATTTACGGCCATTATATTTTTGATTTGTTCTTCCTGCCAGGGAAGAGCTTTCCTCCCGGTAGTATTATATGTTTTTATGGCGTCAGGGCCGTAACTGACAGTATACGGCAGCACTACCGATCTCGTCGGTATCTGACTGCCTTTTCTGAGTTCTGCCATCAGAATCCACCCTCACTCCATTTAATATATAGCAATCAACTCATACGTTCCGTTATAGAAAGATCCTCCTGCGCTTCCTCTGCCTGCCGATGATGATATGGTAAGCGTTCCGTTTGAATACGAATGCGAGTAATGTGTCGTATCATTATAGAACGTACCGTTTGACCTTCGATAGTAGTTTCCTCTGTGGTTGGTTCCATCATAGCTCATGGCTGTTATATAGTAGTATGAATAGCTGCTTGACCTTGTTAACTGAGATGTTAGCCTTACGAAGAAAGCTTTAGGCTGACCGCTTAGTCCGGTAAACTGAATAGATGTGGCCTGATCGCTGGAATTGGTCACAGACTTTGTTTCAATATTTACTTCTCCGCCTCCAGTAGGAACGTTTACAATCACCGATGCGAGCGAACTTATATCGTAGGCACCATTGCTCGAAATGTTTTGGCTCCCGCTCGGTATAATGTACTGACTGGGAATGGGATTTACCACTACCTTTTTGAGTGCATCATACTGACTGTCTGCAGTCACGTTCTGAATTGAAGTGGTAGGCGTTACTGTTTTTGTCTGATAGTTCCCGCCGCCTGAATCTATAGCATATGTCAGTTGATAGTACCCAGGTTGATGGAAATATCCTCCCGCATTCGTTCCGTCTGAAGATATAGTTAGTGAGCCGTTTGAATATGAGTATGACCAATGTGCATCCGAATATTTCGCCTCCGAATCCATCTCCAGTCCATATATACCATTACCGTCATATACAACAGCTATGACTCGCTGGTAGCCGTATGATGAACTGAAGTTTGATTTGAATATGCAGGAGAAGTATGTGGGTTCGTCCTCAAGTCCTGTGAATGTGATCGATGTCGCTCCGGATCCGACCTGCACATCTTCCGTATCAGCACCGCCCCCGTATGTGTAGACGAGCTTATACTCATTTGCCTGGAAATATGTGGCTCCTGTGATCGTCAGTGTGCCATTCGAATAGTTCTTGCTGAAATTGGATCCGTCATATGATACCTGTGCATTCGATGTGTTTGTTATGGTCTGGCCGTGCAGATCCATTCCGTCAAATACTACCGCCGCAGTCTTATATGGATATGCTTCTGTTGTCAGACCATCCATGGAGATCACTGCGAATGATGTTGGCTCTCCTTGTAAACCCGTAAAACTGATCGTGTTTGAGGCTGCATCTAATGTAGTTGTTGCAGTCGCTACTTTTAAGCCACTGGATCCGCCTCCCTGATTTGTGCCTGTGCCTAATGATCCATCCGCTTTGACAAAAATCTTGCCTTGGGTTACGTCAGATTCTACTGCTGTAGTCGGAGACGCGTCTGTGAATCTGGCAGTTCCTCCGCCGGTTTTTGGAAGATCCACAGCAGGTACATCACTGTAGCTGGCTCCTAGTAATGTTATATTCTGTGCCATTTCGCACCTCCTACGAGATGCTCAATACCTTGGTAGTGCCATCCTGGGATACAACTGCCTGCGACAATGTCCCTGTGACTGACGCTATGCAGTCATCATCTGCTGCACAACCAACCTTTACAACGATGTTCTTTGCGATGTACTGTGCAAGTAAATTCTCTGTAGTCACTGCCTTGATGGTCTGTTTGCCGGCAAGATACTGTGACGCAGCTATCTCCTGATCCGTTGTCGAAGGATTATATGACGCTGCAGATTTTTCGGTCATGTTTCCGGTGACTTCTCCATTGGCGCCAAATCCCTTTTTATTATTTCGTATATCACCAGATGCTATATTCGCTCCGGATGTATCATAGAACTTGGCAGTTCCGCCTCCACTTTTGGGGATATCTACCTCGGGTACATTCTGGTAAGTGACTTCGTTGATAATTACATTCTGTGCCATGTTTTTCTCCTCATGATACTGTTAATGTTGATCCGTTCCAGGTTATGAGACCGTAATTGGACGGGATCGGATTGATTACTATATTTTCTTTGACCACCTTTTCGGCCGTCATTAAGATCTGTGTCTCTCCTGAGGGCGTCACCTCGTGAATCCCCCGGTATGTCTCCGGCTCTATTATCTTCGGGATCGTGAGCTCACCTTCTATGGATCCAACTGGTGACAGCTCACCGGTGATCGTTTCTATCGGAGACAATGTGCCGATCAGCTGAGCCTGGACCGTCATTTCGCCTTCCATTACTCTACCTCCTCAGTCAGTTTGAAGATCCCTTTTATAAAGGTATCAGGTCTCCCTTCTAAAGAGTCATGTTTTGTGAGTTCTATATCATACGCATATTCTCCGAAGGCCAGCTCCTTAGTGTCGCTTTCCTGAATCTGGAGCAGACATGTGTCCAGCGGAATCGGAATGTTCAGGAGCGGTTCATCATCCGTGTAGTCTGATCCATCCGGCTTGAGCTTATTATGCTTCATGGCGAATCTCAACGAATCTCCCTCTTCAGGAACATACGGAGTACCATCCTCCTCTTTCATTCCGACCACGACTGCAAAATAATCGCCTCGCGTCAGTTCTATGTCATATCCGTTTTTCGTCTTTTTTATCTTATGCATGTCTTTCTCCAATAAAAAAGCACCTTCGTATGAAAGTGCTTTTGACTCATATAATATAAAATGTTCTTAATTCATAAAACTTGCTTTAAACTCATCATCAAGCTTTATATTATATTTTTCAAATAGATAAATCATTTCAGTAGACCAAGTGTAGCCATTATTTTCATAAATGCTGTTTCCTCCAGCAATTACTTTATTCGTCAATGGATCTCTCACATAAAAAGCTCCTATGAGATAAGGCGTTACCTGCGTTTTAAGGTATGCTAAAATATTCTGCTTAACTCTCTTAGGCAGAACTTCCGTGATGCTCTTCGGATCAGATAAATATTTGTCTTTAAAAGGGCCAGTACCCTTTGCTAAAATAATTCTAGTCATTTCGTTTTTTGGGCTCAAACTTTCTCCAATCACCCAACTTTGTTTTATCTGGAATAGCAATACCTTCTATTTCTATTTCTTCCGCAATTATTATATCACTAACTCCATCTTTATTCAATGGGCTAAGCCATATTTTTTCTGTTGGTGCAAGTACTGTTTTACCAGTAGCATTAGCAAGTCCCTGAGCTGCATATGCTTCATCTTTCCCTGCTTCGCACGCAAACAAACGTATTGTATCATTCTCTATTCTTCCATGTTCAAGCAAAATTCGACCAAGTTCATATGCTGAAATGTCTGATTCTTTTCCATCGGCATCTACATATGAAAACCCATATTTATCGCCATGAATAAACACGTCATCACATTTTTCTTTTTTGGGTACATGATTTGCTCTATCATGCAATCCTTCTGGATCAAGTCTGCTAAAAAGATTGTTGCTACTGAAAGATACATATTTATTATCCAATGATGTGCCTTTATATTTTCGCATTCCCACATTATTAATTCTATTAACATTCATCCATTGTTCTCTACTCCACCTGGCTTCTTTTTGGCTCTCAAACTCCTTTTTCGACCATACATCCTGATATCCGTCTTCATCCCTATAGGTCACCATACATTTGCAGTTGTCATGGCGCCTGTAGATGTCATCGGGAGCATTCTCCGGAGTATAGATCCCGGCCAGATCCGCGCACCATTCACAGCACTTACCGAGCTGCCTTCTTATGATGACCTCCTTCATGCCGGCTCTGGATCTGAACTTTACGTTCGCTTCCACGTACTGATCATAGAACGCATGGCACAGGTTGCTGACCGGTTCTCCAAGCAGATTGCTTATAATGTTTTCAAAGGTTTTCTTCTTCGCCATCCTCTTCAGCCTCTTCAAGAGCCTGCATAAGGCCATTAAGAAGAGCTCTTATCCTTTCTTCCGGGAACTCTGCCCTTACGGGATTAAGGTGTACATTCCTTGTACTGTCTATCTGCTTTTGGATCTCCGATGCTGCGTCATTTACCATTCCATGGACTCGTTCCAGAAGCGGTTTGATCGTGCGTTCTGCGATATTCCAATAGAGCTTCCCATCCGGCAGTTCATCCTGTCTGATATTCTCGATAAGCGCAGCTGAAGCACACTCTCCAAGCGCCCTTGCATATAGTGAAACATCTTCAGGTTTAGCCTGGCTATTCCGGAGCTTTTCTTTGAAGGCACGAATGTCCATATTACGATTCACCTTCCCGGTAAAAGCTTTTTCTATCTTTTCATACAGCTTAGGTGCTACGTCTTCCATTATCAGATTCCTGTTAAGTCTTCAAATTTTTCTTCATCGAAGTATCCGGGAAGTGCCTGGTTGATCTTGGCCACACCGTCTCCGTAGAGTCCAAGCGATGACGCATCAGCTTCGAATACCGGCGCCCACTTGGGCTTCGTGAGATACAAGACATCGCGTGTATACGGCTTTTCAAGATTATCCTGATGGCATCTCGCAAGATATGCAGCATTGAGGAATCCTGTTCCAAACGTGCGCTGTGCCTTCCTGGCCATAAGACGAAGGTTCTCGTGAGAAGCTTTAATCGCTTCTGCAGAGCTGGGATTGTCTGTAGCGAATCCAAGGTCATCCATTGTCAGGCCAGTTTCCCCGGCAAACATAGAGGCTATCGCTCTTAACTGTTCTGTGTAAGGGCTCATAGTCTGCTGCTGGAACTGACCGACTACAGGCTTCTCGCCTTCGTCATCCTTAGTGATCTCCAGCATAGTGGTTACTGCAGCCTTCCAGGTATCCAGCTTATCCGCGTCCTGAGAAGTTCCCAGAGCATATCTCTGTGGATACGAATAAAAGTCAGCTGATATATCCATCCTGACCAGGGTACGCTTAGCCATGCTCTGAAGGTTCATGCAGGCTCTGCTTATTCTCGAATGTCCGAAAGGTCTCCTCGCGTCAGGGCGATATACTATAGGCACCAAAAGAGGATATGGAGCCCTCGAAAGGTCGACACGGATTAGTTTATTGCTTTCGTAGTATTCCGTCCTCCCTGCGGTAAAATAAGCCTCCAGAACAGGTCTTCTCTGGTCATTCCTCTTCAGCACTGCATATCCTTCAGTAAGGAATCCAGTAACAGGATCCATTATACCTGTTGCATTCCCTCCATCTATGACTTCAAGTCTTGGAACAGCTCCGGCATTGTCTGCTATGTAAATAAAGCTGCATGAGCTTATCATTGCAGAAAGTATTGCACTGTCAGGCAGGATATCCGGATTGTTCATGTCCAGGATCTGCTGGAGATCCAGATTGTCATCCTTGAAGCCTTTGAAGATCAGACGGTCCGCAAGGCTGTCTACCGCCTTCGCACTCCACCCCATTACAGCTGAATAGTACCCTCTGAGTTCTATGGGCACTACCGGGTTAAGCCTCTTCCCTTCTTCCTTCATCTCGTAATATTTGTATCTGAGGTTTACCCTGGATTCTTTCTGTGCAAGTTTTCTTCTCAGGTAAGCCATGCCTTTCAGATCCGGCATCTCGTTTCTCCTTTTCGGCAAAAAAATACGCCTCTTCAGCCAGGCGTTTTCCTATCGTGTGTTTTTTTTCGTA